AATAATCCTATTGTCGTATCTGTATGTGCCTTTGTTTTGGATTGGCTGAAGGTCTTTCGCATCCATATACTCTTTAAAAGAGATTGGGTTTTCCATCCCCTTCACATATTCAATGTAGTTCTTGTAATCCGTGGTGTCCGTAACGCCATTACCCTTAAGACTTTGTGTTAGATATTCTGACACGCCAGCACCAACTGGCAGTACACCCGTAGATACAGCGCCGTATATCTGACCCGCCATAGCATCACCCGCATCGGCACGCTGCTTTAAATACTCAAGACTTTTATTGCGCTGACGCTGCTCCTTAGCCTCGACCCTACGTTCCTTGCCACGTGCCTGTATCCCAGCAATCATAGGCGCAAACGCACGCGGGTCAGAGCCAAGCAATAGACCCATCTTTAATCGGTCACGAAAGTCATCACTTAACCCAAGCGCACCGCCTATGCCCTGTCCGCCAAGCAAGCCGCTAAGTAAACCCTGAGGTTGTTGAGGTTGAGCCATTTGTGCCTGTTGCTTTTGATTACCGTTCATCTTTGCGGCTCCTGTTCTAAAATCGCCAGCTTTGCCAAAAATGTGCGAGCCAATCTTGGTCCAATCGCCGCCAGCTTTTTCCCTACCCCATGCAGGGTTTGAAATTGACGGGTTGTAATAATGTGTAGCACCGCCAGTTATGTCTGGGGCGCTTCCAGAAAGTATTGCATCTGCCGCAGCGTAGGCATCCTTACTTGGCTTTAGCGAAGCCATGTCCTGCCCCTGCTCGCCACCAACCGCGCCAGTTACCTTATTCCAAGCAGAAAACTGCGCAGGAGCAAGGATAACGTCACTCAAGCTGCCGCCCTGCGCCATGCGGTTTCTAATGACAGAGCCGACAGCAAGCATACCGCCAAGGCCTTGGTTCCCAGCCTCAGCCTGCAGTGTTTTCGCTAGTAGTTCTCTGTCATTAAGCTGCATGCTAGATAAACGCCGTTAGTAGACCCATAGGATTGAACGGTTGACTTGTTGTTGTCGTAGTTGCGTAAGGCACAGAACCCAGTGTGCTGCTTACCGCGCCAAGGCCAGATAACGGCGCACCTGCTGCGCCATAATACTGTTGCATTGCGCGATCCAACATTTGCTGCTGAAGTTGACGCTGGAATGCACCCTGTGCACCAATCGCAGCCTGAGTTTGCTGACCCATGCCAAACAACTGACCGCCAAGACCAGAAAGACCGCCCGCGCCCGCCTGCTGAACGCCTGCAGTGCGGAATGCTGTATCCATAGCTTGCTCATAAGCACGCTGGCGCTGCTGTGCAGCAATGTCACCCGCCATACGACCATACTCGCCAGCCATAACACCCTGAGCTACGCCATGACGTGACCCGCCGAATGCACCCGCTGCAGTAGCCTGTGCGCCAAGCTGGCTTTGCGCCATCTGCTGCTGACGTGCAATATCTTGCTGAGTGCGATCAATGACCTCACTTGTGTAAGGTGACATGTACTGCTGAGCACTAGGCTGAAAACCTGCTAGACCGCCATACGTCTGACCTGCACCTCGCATTGCTGCTGCAGAACCCTGAAACACGTTTTGTGTAGGTTGATTTGCTGATGCACCCATTGTCTTATCCTCTACCTAGCAAGTTGCCAAATAAGCCACCAGCTTTTTGCCGTACAGTCTGCTCTAACCCCGACAGCCCAACGCGACTCTCTGGACGTAAAATCGGACGCGGTGTTAAACCAGTAATGCCATCTGACAATGTCACACGCCGCGCTTCACGCGCAGCCTGCATTGCACGATGCTGCGCCATAATTTCATCCATGCGAGTTGGCCCATCATCTCCACCACCACCTGACGATCTTACCGCAACAGGAGCCGCCACAGGCGCTGCCGCTGGTGCAATCTGCGCACCAGTAATTGGATCAAAGCCACCCATCCGTGCGAAGTAATCATATTGATCAGGACGCTCTGCTTTCATTCGCTCCATAGATTCAATAAATGCAGGATAAGAAGTATAGCCTGTCATGCCACCTTGCGTCACCGTAGGCATGCCACTCATATCAAGAGCGGCAGGCGCTTCCAAACCAAATGCAGATGCCATGCCACCAACATTTCGCGCAAGCGCAGCTTCCGCTGGGTTAATCGCAGCGACCTCTGGACCCATGTAGGGCAATCTGCCAAGTTCACTAATTTCCTTTGCACGCTGCAAAGCAAACTCGCCAGCCTCTTGCATGTACGCTGGTATTTCTGTTTTCTGAGTGCTACGGCTACCCATATTAAAGCTCCAAGTGCATTGTTATGGAGTGAGGCTTCCAGCCCAACGCCTCCAAAGGTTTCTGCCATCCAAAACGACCATCAAATGATGCAAATGAACAGCCCTGCAATTTTGCCCATTCTTTCACATTTTCAGTCATTTGTAAAATTTCATCTAATTTACCACCTGCCAAGAACACATGTAGTGCTTTTGTTTTAGGATATACCACTATTTCCGTAATAATGCACCCCTGCTTTGCAGGCCACAACTGCATACGTCCAGAATGTATCCCATCAACAATTTCATCCCACGTGTTTAAATCTCCTGACCTTCTTATCGCCGCCTCAATCCAAGGGCGGCATCGTTCTATGGGGTTCATTTCTGTAAGGTCATTCATGCATGTATTCTCGTTATGGCTAGTGTAGATGCTGGTGAGGAAGGCGCAAACGCAGTCTCAGCGGTGGCATTTAAGGAGCCTTGAGTTTTCGTTACAGCCCACTTCACCTCCAAGTAATCACCATCGCTCACATCAAAGATTGCAGCGCGAGACACAACCAAGTTTGCTCCGCTCTGGTGCAGTGTGTTCACCATAGTTGAGCCAGATACGTTAGTTCCATTTATTGCAGGCCAAAAGTAAAACGTCACATCGCTGCCAGAGCTAGACCTAATTTCAGCGGTAAAGCTAATTAAGTATTCGCCACCTTCCTCGAACACAATGCGTTCATTGTAAGTGTCGTCACGATCAATCTTAAAGTTTCCGACTGGCGCATCGTAGGTGATTGAGTATGCCGTATTTGTTGACGCAGCGGTAACATCTGTACTACGAATAAATGTAGCGTGACCGCCCTCTAAAATAATTTGGCGAAACTCTCCGTTTTTTGAAACAACGGGATATAGCTCTTCACGATCCCACAACAAAACGCCGTCCTCTGACGGGTTATCATCTGCCGTCTTTTGCCCTAACTTTGCAAGGTTACGCTGCAAATAAGAGGAAAGTTGCCGTCCCCACTGGCGCAAGTCTGGACCAAGAGGGGGAAGAATAGGGCTAGGCATTAGCGACGACCCCCAGCCTTAGCGTCAATTCGCATGTTACCAACACGCCACGCAGCTAGCTTTGCGCCCTCTACGCGCATGCGCAACTGGCGACCAGAAAAGCGCACTGATGTTGGATTGTTTGGTGTGAATGGTCCGTGAGTAGTTTCAGTAGCGTTTGGATAAAACCGCGTCTTGAATGTTACATTCACATCGCCCTGCGTATTTTCATCAGGGATTAAATCTGTCACCTTGGCTATTTGATCACCAACCCCAATCATAATAGGACCAGTCTCAGCAAACACACTTGCGCTGTCTACATTCAGACCAATCTCATGCTCATATATATCGCTATCTGCATTGTGACCCGCCATAAACGGATACTTAAACACACCGCGCTGCACACCTGACGTTCTGGATAAGTTGCCGATTAGCCAGTGGTTTTCCTTGTAATCAAACGCAACGTAACGATCAATTTCAGTGCTATCTGACGAACAGTAGAACCACCAAATCTCGCCAAACTGACCATTCGCAAAGCCCCAGATTTTAGACTGCTGGGAATTGTTCATGTCGCCAAAAACATAGTCATGCACATCGCATGGCATCTCCTGAACAGAGTTACCGTCAAACCTAAAAAATGCACGCTGCCCCATCCAGAATGAACCAAGGTCCGTATCAACTGCACTCTTGCGAGATACAGCACCACATGCTGTGCCTACGCGCTCAAAACCATACACATATGGTGGCCCTAAATAACGTGCAGTATGCGCATCTGTATCTGTAATAATTAACGTCTGGCCACGTGTGCGAACAGCTTGCATAATTTGCCCTGCAGTCTGCAACTCAATATCACCAGCTTCATTTGTAGCCGCCGCAGTCCAAGTTGTATTTGCCTCACGATCACACCACTGAACCTTGCGCGGATTCCCGCCTGCACCCAGTGCAAAAATAAAGCGCTCCTCAGTCACAATAATGCCAAGGTTGTCTGTCGGCGCATTGGTCAATGCAGAGGCAGTTGCAGGCGCTGCGGATGTATCCCAGATTAAAATGCGACCATCATCATAATGACACGCAATCAAATCTTCGCCAAAGTTATCTATAGACCAAGTTGTGGCTTCTGAATAATTGCCCAAATCTTGACGCGGCGTGCCGTAATAACCACGACCATAAAATCCGTAGCCATATCCAGTTTCGACTTCAGCATCCTCGCGGCCTGTCGCCAAATCGCTTGGCGTAATGTCAGTCAAGGTGCCATCACCCGTCATGATAACAAGCTCGCTATGCGAACCACCAGCCAAGCGTGCCGTGCTGTCTAGCGCCTCCCATGTGTGCATCCCGCGCACAACATTCGTGCAGAACGATGTTTTGCGCTCCTGCCAGCCGCCAACTGGACGCAAGCTATTGTCACGCCAGCGCACGAGCGATCCTTCACGCCAGCGACCCGCTTGCTCCAAGTCAGTGCCGTTGCGGTAAAAGCCAGCGGGTATGTCTAGCGGGATTAATGTCATGCCTGCGATCCATAAATTGTGCCATTGTTCGTTACTGCGATAGATGTGCCTGAGATTGCTGCACCACCAGAGCCGCCTGTATGAGAACCAGCATTACCACCTGCCGCACCCCAGCCGCCGCCACCACCACCGCCAAAAGTAGTAGCTTGGTTGCTGCCAGCATCGCCATTAGCGCCGCCTGCGCCACCGTCATATGTGCTATTACCACCAGCACCGCCAGTTGCGCCCGATCCTAAAATACGACCACCACCGCCGCCACCACCGCCGTTGATGTCTGTGGCACCACCGCCACCGCCGCCAGCGCCCCCGCCAAAAGCCGTGCCAACACTAAAAGAGCTACCGCCGTTAGCACCCACTTCGCCAATAGCACCTCCAGCACCGCCAAGGCGACCAGATAGCTGACCGCCACCATTGCCACCACCAGCACCACCACCGCCGTGTCCAGCGTCGTCTGAGCCGCTGTCAGGACTTCCCGCGCCACCACCGCCGCCGCCAGCTACAAATGCACCAGACGCATTAGTTAATTTCACGCCTGTTGCGGAATTTGAAATTGCAGGCCCACCATCAGTAGCGTTATCAGAGCGATAACCACCCTGACCACCTTTACCAATAATGTACCCATTGTTAATAATTATTAGCCTGTTAGCTAAAGCTGAAGATATTGTGAGGCCCGCAGTCGCCGTGTCATCAGACCAAATATAGACGCCTGACCCAATCGTAACCTCGGCAATTGCCGTTCCGCTCCAACCCTCGCCTGTCAGGTAAGTCTCTAAATTTAACTCTTGCTGATTTGACGAAATTGTAAAGCGCTGCAATGCACGACCGCGCCCAAAGCCCCGTGCTGATGCTGCGCCAAATGTGCTTAGTAAAGGCATATTTTACCCCTATGCGTAATCCGCCAAGCTCGCAAGAACAGTATAAGTTGCTGATGCCGTCTTGATAATTGTAAACGTATATACATCAATACCACTGGCATTGCCCTCTGACGGCGCAGAGCCGCCCTGCCACTTTGGCGTAACCGCAACACCGTCAATCTGATACGCATTCAAATAGTACGCCGTAGAACCCTGCGTCATCGCAATACTAACAGTAATGCTTTCATTGTTAGACAGCATACTATTCAGCGTAGTTGACCCATCACCACGAAAGTTAATTGTGCGGTTTGCTGTTTGGTTTGCTGTGTAGTATTCAATCGCCTGAGTTAAACAGTCAAAGTTAATCGTGCCAGTTGTGCTTGTCTGCGCTGTGACCTTCTCAACGACTTCTTCAATTTTAGTTGTGCCGTTTAAGTCTGCGTCCGTATTAACATATGTTGCAACGTCAGTCATAGCGACCTGCACCATCGTGCCATCGTCATTCACAACAACGCGGTCAGCGTCTGCCAGTGTTGTCGATGTTGCTGAAGTGCCGCCATCAACAATATTTAGCTCAGCCGTAGTAGACGTAACGCCATCTAAAATATTCAACTCTGCCGCAGTCGCCGTAACGTCAGTGCCGTTGATCGTCAGTGTGCTTAGATCAGGTGCGATTGTGCCAGACGTGCCATTTACCGCATCAACGATAGTGTCCAACGCCGTGTCGATCGTCGCACCCCAAGTATCCTCTGAGCCGCCGATTGTAGGTTTGGTTATGCTAATTGCCATTAGAAGCTCCTAATTTTCAAGCGGCGTCCAGAACCGCCGAACTTAGCTTTTTCGCTTTCCATGTTTATACCATCAATCGCGCTCTGATACAAAGCAGACCAAACCGTAAGGCGATTATCCTCTGCCAAGTAAGGTGCTGCGTGGACAAGCGAACCATACAAATATGCGTCAGGGAAGTACGTCAAAACCCAGTTGGACGTGTTACTATCGCTCAACGCAGTAATGCGCTGCACATAATATAAGTCAGCCGTGTAATCCCCATCTGGGGTGGGGTAAAACTCAGCCTGACCCGCTGTAATCGCATAATACTGAGGCCGACCAGTCGTGTTCAAGTTACGCTCACGGCGCTCCAACATCTCACCCTGACTAATCAACTCAAGCGAATTGGTATCATTCGACGTTACCTGATAACGCACAACCTCAAGAAAGTCCGACGGCAAATCCTCATACTGCTCATTGATTGTTTGACTTGTTCGCGCCTCCTGACGCCAATGCCGAACCTTGCGGTTCATGTCAGCCTCAGCCAACGTAATAAAATCAGGTATAACAGATGTTAAATCATCGCGGTTCAGAAAGTCCGCGATGCTCGATTTAAGTTCTGCAAAGGTTGTAAGTGCCATTATTCACCTCTTGCGCGTTCTAAAGCATACCGCAGTAAACCCTGCGTTAAGCCAACTCTTGTTTGAGGCGTCATCCCGCGCTGAAATGGCGCTAACAAACCACGCACAGCATTGCCAAATTGCTCACCGCGCGTTTCGCTGCCCTCGTACATATCAATCAATCCACGCGCATAATCCTCACCAGCATCATACGTCAAAGGATAATTCATGCCAACAGTCGCGCCACGGCGAGGCCCATACTCATTCAAAGCATTCAGCATATACGCCTCTTGCGCACCAGCAGATGCGCCACGCAGTGCTTCAACAGCACGCTTAATCGTAGCGTCAGAATACATAAACCCCTCACGGTCAGTCTCCGCAGGGGCATAAGGCGTACGATAATCACCCGTCATCTGAGCGTATATATCACGATAGTCCATCTACCACTTCACCTTGTTTGCCCAATACGCCGCAGACATCTTACCCTTGGCTATATTTTTCGCATGACGCGCCTTAAACGACTTAGCGCGTTTTGTCATTGTCTTATCACCAGTCTTACCCTGCTGACCAAAACGAATCGTTTTTACCTTATCGCCCTCCTTAGCCACAACGACATGCGACTTAGTTTTGTGGCTTGGAGTGCGCTTAGGTTTATTATAACCCGATACTCCAACACGGCTAAGGCGAGGGTCTTTAGTCACGTGGGTAACGTCCTGTGTTTAGATATTCTAGGTAATCCCGATAATCTGCAGCAAATAACGGTGAAAATTTTGGACCCTGTGCCAATCTGGCATACTCAGAAACATCAAGCTGACGCCCTACATTTGGAACTGCCTGATACATGCGGCGTCCAGAAATATATTCCTCAGACCCATCATCAATCGCAGGACTGGACATTTCTACAAGATCATCCGTCATTTCAAGCAAACCCGCAGGCACCGCTGTAGGAACAGGTGCAGACTTGCGCAAACCGCCAGAACCAGTGGGCAAAATTGTGCTGTCATAAATATCACTCATTAACGCCGCTTGCGCGCCTGCATCAGCTTGCGCTCTGTTATAGGCGTCAACATTATCTAGGTTTCGTTGGTCTTTGACAGCTTCCTTCAAAACTTCCGTCAAAGCATTTGTCGCGCTTGTGTCTCGCGCAATCCGCTCTACATTGTCCTGCGCTTCAAGCGGCTTAGCAAAAAGATTACCTAGCATAGACAGCAAACCACCGCCCTCAAAGCGATCCCCAGACTGACCAGCGCCACCGCCGTCCAGCATATCTATCAAACCAGTAAAACGTGGACCTGCGCCATCACGACCACCGCGCAATGCATTGATTGCACCCAGTCCCGCCAATATTCCTAATGCTTGTCCAGCCTTCATTTCTTCTTACCCTTTGACCTGCTTAACTTCTTAAAGTCAGCGCCTGTAATTTTGTTGCGTGGTTTGGCAACTCTAGCAATCTTCATTTGCTTTGGCGAATATTTCTTACTTCCGCTTGGTTTTGGCATTTGACCTACTCAATATATCCTTATCAGCTTTACGAGCGCCACCTTTGCCACTCACAAAACTATTCACTCGACCCATCGCCCAAGCACTCATCGGCACATTGCGCGACCCAGAAGATAAGTATGCACCTTGACCGCGACGATACACATCCGCAAGCTGGCCATAAGTAAACTTAGTACCATCTGCCTTCTTGCGCAATGTAGCCTTAACGCTTTCGCTTAGGGGTTTTCTTTTTGGCTTGCTCGGCACGGCTCTTACTCACCTTCTTAATATCAATAGACATACCCGCCTTGTACTTGCGCTTCGTGTCTAATATCTCAGCCTCCTTGGCGCTTTTATCTTTTGCGCCAGAAAGATATTTTTTAGGCACGCCGCGCTTTGTCTTGGCGACCTTACGCATTACTTCTTAGCTTTCGCCATGCACTTGCCCTTGCGCTTACACGCTGCAGGTGTTGGACAACCCGCGCAAGGCTTAAACTTAGGCGCTGCGCCCTTGCCACCCATTTTCTTCATTCCACCAGACTTCTTCATACCATACGCCATACCAGCCTCCTATTTACACCAAACCTAACACATTAAGCCAAACCGCGCAAATTCCTTCTAATCTCACCCCGCCAAGAGCTAAATGCACCAGACAAAGCCGTTGCCGCGTCACTCGCCATCGTCAAACACAAAGCATCAGCCAAGTCAGGCGAGGTCAAACCGCGCTTGCGCATCTCATCCTTACTCTCAGCCTTCATTTTACCACTAGAAGTAAAGCTGTACCTAATACTGGTCAACTCAGCGATGAGCTTGTCGTCTTTCGGCAGTTTACAGCTACGATCCTCAAGCCAGCCCTTCGTTTTAAACCAAAGCTCGCTTCTAAGATTTAAATAAGTATCGCCCATACTCGGCGCTTCAGCAACATTCACGCCGCGCACAGGCAACCCAATCTCACGCAAACGATCCACCACACCAGACCCAACACCAATGCTATCCACCAATATCTCCTTGGGCCTGCGTGAAGGCGGCAAACCCTCATACTCCGCAACAATACGACCAACCGTCTGCATCAAATCCAAACCAGACCAAGCACGCAACTCAGTCACAACTGGACCCTGACGCTTACACAGCGCCGTCTTATCCGTACCAAACCGCGCAACATCCAAACCCCACACACTCGCCGTATCTTCATCAATCTGCACATCACGATGCGTGGCGTTCTCCACAAGATGATACGGAATAATCGTGTCATCATCCGCAAGCGGAAACTCACCAAGAACACGAATACGATACGCATTACTCTCCTCACCATACCTAACCCGCATCTCATCAACAAATTCATCCGACACCAGAGGACTATCCACGCAACTCCACCTGCGCGTCCACCAGCTATCCGCCATCCTAGTCTGACTCTCAAAAAACGTACCACTACTCCGAGTAGGGTTACTCAGCATAATCGTAGTCGC